GGCTGTGATTGTAGATATGCCCAGCTGGCGGGCCTTTAGAATAACATTAAAACGATAATCGTTAAAATCATCCAGCAGATCGTCTTGAAATCCATAAGTTTTAAAAGGAATCAAACCATGTAGAGGGTGCGAGATTTTAGCGTAATTTCTAAGAAAATAGCTTGGGTCTTTTCCACTCTTTATGATTTCTTTAATTTGTTGTTGTTTAGACAGAGGAGCCATGAGTTGCCATTAGGCTATCGCTTATCGTTCTTTGCTCTCTTACCAAGGCCGCCAAGAGCAACAAACTTTTCAAAATCAGGATCAATCTCGCGCTCTGGATCGTCTTCCATTGGAACATTTTCGACTTCACTAAGTGAACCGATTTCATAGTGCTTACGTGCCTGGACCCAGGTGCGGACCTTTGATGTGTTTTGAACGATCATGTCGCATTCTCCAACGGCCTTAAGTGACAAGCTGTTGCCAGTTACTTTCCTGTATTCTTTCTTTAGGAAACCTGCAATGTCTTCGATCATCTGCTCAGTATCAGACTCAAAGTTGCCACCGTAAACTTCTTTTAGTCGAACTTCTGCGTGATAGGAAAGACACATTCTCTTACCAGAGAAGCCCACATTAAACCCATCCATTACGCGATGATCAATAAGGGGGTTGCCTTCTTCGCGCTTGAGGCCAACCTTAACAGGATCGCCGTTCTCATCCAGGGCACCATCGTAGGCATTAGCGGCAGCCTGCTGGATTCCTTGGATAATTTCTAGTGTTGTAGCCATTGTATTTGTTTCCTTCTATTAAATAGTATACTTTTTGCTTAATGGTAGATCTTACTGTTGGCCAGCAAGGTGAGTCACGACCATTTGAATGAGTTGATCGACAGAGAGGCCAGAAGCTGACGCGGCGCGCTCAATATCTGATATGGCATCCGAAGCAATATTTTGTGCTGTTTCTTGTCCATCATCGATGTTTCCGTCGACCTTTGCGGCGGCGGTGGCGTCAAACTCAAGCACCTGCTTCATTTCTTCTCTAATAATTTGTTTAAGTTCTGCGATTGTGAATTTCATCTGGTCTCCATCCTTTAAGCCATCGTTCTTCGCGACCTTCTACCCACTTGACATAACAGTCAAAACAGCATTCATATTTTGTCATACAGACATCATCTGTAGATTTAAAAAATATCTTACCGCAAACTGGACAAGGGGTTTTAGAATCTCTATTAAGTAGTTTTTGTGAAACTAAAAAACCGCCAACATCTACTTTTTCTGTAATGCTAGACTGTTGTAGCTCTTTAGAGTACATTTCTTTTTGTTGCCGCATGTACTCTTTTTCTTTTTCTTCGTCCCAGTTTGCTTTTGGATTCTGGATTGCTTCTTCGCCATATTTCTGACGTATCGCCTTTTCAAAAGCAGCTAGCTTATCCCAGTCTTTATCACTCATTATTTACTCGCAGAGTTGATAGCGGCTACAATTCCTGCTGTTACTCCAACACCAATTGCAAAACCTCCGATAACAAACCAGTGACGGTCGTTACGACTTAGCTTAGAAAGAGAATCATTTAGTTGTGCGATCTCCATGTCTTTGGCCTCAATTCTTATACGATACTCTTCACTGAGCGCGTCATAACGGGCAGTGAAATTATCTACTTCTAGCTGGTGCTTTGCGCTAAGTTCTGAAAGTTGATAGTCAAGCTCAATTTTAAACTCTGCTTCAAGGCGTGGCTGAATTGTTAGTATATATGCTGTAGCTGATGGGTCAAATAGTGTTCCTCGGAACGGGGCTCGCTGAGATGCATCTAGAATTGTAAACTGGCCGGCTGGAGATGTAGTTACTGCGTCCTCTGCTTGCGCAGTGCTGCACAGAGCTAAACTTAAAACCAATATTTGTGCAATTTTATTCCACATACTCAAATCCAAATTGACTTATGATTTCGTCAATTACTTCTTGTGGTGCTTCCGTGTGACTCTCTTCAAGATCTTGCTGGTTCTGCCGTGCATCTTTTTCAATCTTTTCTAAATCCCGCTGGTATTCTTTACGGATTTTTTCTACTTCTTTTTCGTATCTTTGCAAGGCCTCTTCGCGGGCCTTCAATTCTTCTTTGTGAATGTCTTGCATTCCTTCGATTTGCTGCTCGTAACTTTGCTTTGCTGTGTCGTAAGCCTTTTGCAGTTCGTTCATATCGCTCTGCATCTTAAAAAAGATTGCTGCTGACAATATAACCAGTAAAATTTCTTTCCAATGTTTTAGAGAAAACTGTAATACTGCTTTTTTCACCGTAATAAAATTCACTATACGCCCTTGAGCTTTGCAATTCCATCAATGACGGTCTGGCCGCCAATGTAAATTCCTGAGATAATAACCCAGTCTGACGATTCTAAACCTGCAAATACCATTAAGCCTGTGGCTGTTAACCACACCATAAACTTGCGGGAAATCATCTTTTCGACTAATGCATCTAACTTTGCTTTTGCTGCTGCCATCATATACACCTCCACCATTTACTGGTTAATTTTGGCGTACCCATTATTTTTGTCGATGACGATTTGCATATCTACACAATCCTTAAGAGAATCAAGATGCGAAATCAACAAGACATTTTTGAAGTACACCTTAATTAGTTCCAAGATACGAATAAAGCCCTCCATATTGTCTTCGTCCAAGGCCGTACCCGGCTCATCTAGAACAAACAAATCGCCCTTTGGCAGCGAAGACACGGACAACATTGCTAGACGGATAGCCATAGCACCCATGGTTTTTTCGGCGCCTGATGCCATCTCAATGGGGCGAGCATCGTGTTTTGGATGCTTGATAAAGATATCAAACTTTTTACCGTTGTCCTCAAAGAATACTTCAAAGTTGGTGATGTTTGTAAGAACCTTTGCAATTTCTTGATTGATGACTGGTATCTTTTTCTTGATGATATCATAGGCAATACCATTAGAATGCATACAGCGCATGAACAAATCATAAGCTGCAAACTCTTCTTGTAGATCCAATCTCTCCTTCTTGTCTTCACGAATAGCTTGTACCTTCTGCTCTAAAGAACCGTTAGCCTTTACAAGCTCTAGAATCTGCTCTTCACATGATTCAAGCTGCTTGTTCTTTGAGGCTAAGTTAAAGCTGAGCGCCTTCTGCATGCTTGTTAGCTCTTCCAGGTTTTCAATGGCCTCTTTGTTCTGATCATATTCATCAAGCTGCGCTGTAAGTCTCTTAATCTCATGATGTAGCTTTTCAGATGCCAGCTTGTTTTTTTCAATTTCTAAGTTTAGATCAGCAATCGTGTTTGTGACCAACATCTTACGCTCTAGAACCTTTTTATGCTTAAGCAGGTGTTCCTGCACCTTATGTGGCTCATAGGCCTCTAGCTGATTCTGAAGTGCGGCAAGATTGCTATTAATCTCTGCGATTTGTGCTTCGCTGATTGGGATTCTTGTTTGTGCTACATGAGCATCCTTGATAAACTTACAGCTTGGAAAACTGTTGCCACACGGAATACCCTCAAGTAAAGCGCCTTTTCGACGGTGACGTTCAAGTTCTGCTGTCTCATTATTGAACAGAGTTTCAGCAGTACTAATTCGATTTGTTAGATTATCAATTTCATGTGATTTTTTCTGCAAGTCCTCTAAATCAAATGTTTCTAAAAAGTTATTAATCTTTTCATACATCTCTTCATTCTGTTTACGCTTTTCTCGGTTTTCACGATTAGCATCAACTACAGAAATCTTCTTGTTTCTTGCGTCAGCAAGTTTAGACCTTACTTTTACAACATCAATAATCTCTGCTGGGATTGAGTCGATTTTTAAAGACACCTCTGAGATTTCGTCTGTAAGATTTTCGACGTCGGTTTTTAAAAGCGAACATAGAGACTTCTGTGTTTCCATTTCTTGCACGTTGGTCTCTAGCCCCTCTATTGCATCAGCAATCTCCTGATCATAGTCACGGCCGTCTAGACGGCGGAGAGCACCACGAGTATCAGAAGCGTCTTCCTTGGCCAACTTAAACTTTTTCTCAAAAACTTCAAGGTCTAAAAACTTTGCTATGATCTCTTTTCGACGTGTTGAGCCCTCATCGATAAAGCTAAGGGCTCCGTGCTGACTGGACATGGCTGAGATTAGGAAGTCTTCTAGTGTTCCAAAGTGTTTACGAATGTTTCTGTCCGTTTCCATTCGGCTAAGACCGTTAAGACTTTCTAGTTGACCTGTTGCTTCACTCATGACTTCAAAGTTCAAGTCTGTCTTTGCTTCTAGCGTCTCTTCTCCCTTTAGCCGCTTAATGTACTTCTGGCTAGTTCTTTCGATACTATATCGACGCTCTCCTACAGACAACTCTAGTTTGCCGCGGCAGCTACTTCTGTTTTGATTAATAATGTTAAGGTTCTTTCTCTCGTTTTTTGACGTGGTATTGAACATGGTATATAAAACAGAATCAACAACACTACTTTTACCACTATAGTTTTTACCAAAGATACCGATGATTCCGTTTACCTTATCAAAATCAATGCAGTTGTCCTCGCCGTAGTTAAATAGATTATCCCACTCTACCCTTCGCAGCTTCCAGTTGATATTGCGGCCAACCTCTTCTGACTCTTCTACCACATGGTTGTAACGAGCATTCAAATTCTGGATGCGCTCCATCATTGCATCATCTACTTCATAATCCTTTAGATATTCTGCAATGAGTTTCTTCTGAATAGCCGGGTCTCTCAGGTCTTCTGTCTTCAAATCATTTGTTAGCCCCTCAACATTACCACGTTCACCAGCAGCACGATTAAGAAAAGTAATGCTTTCTGGTTTGAACCTGTGTTTTGCAACGTCAACAGCTTTCTTCATCTTAGATAGAGGAAGGTTATTATTACTCACAAGACGCAGACGTGCCCCTTCTGGTACGTTAGTGCCTCTGGGCATTCTGCCCTTTGGTGTAAGGTCAATGGTGATAAATGGTTTTGGATTTAGCAACACATGATGCTTGACTGTAAAATCATCTTTACTACGAATATCCCAAGTCAAAAAACCCTTGTCATTAGTCTCGCCGTGGTTCTGTTGTACTGTTGAGCCGCAGTATCTTACACGGCCTTCATAGTCAAGCACCTGATTGGTCTTGTGAATGTCGCCAAGCATTGCAAAATCATGGCCTTCAAAGATACCCACATCATGCTCACCGTGATCCATGACCCAACCAATATCAGTAGAAACACCACTAATTGCTCCATGATATAAAGCAACATTGATCTTAGAATCATCCGACGGTTTGACCCAATTGTCTTGGTCAAACACACTAAGCACATTAAGTGTCAGAGAATCGTTTACAGGCACCTCTCCAGAGTTCTTAAGTAGATGTAACCTGTCACAGTCTAGCGCGTCTGCAATGGGCGTCAGGGCGTCTTGACGACTACTGTTTTTTAGATTGCCGTCATGGTTGCCTAAAATAATATAAGTTGGAGCAATTGCAGCCAGATTTCGGAAAAAGTCTGTGCACAACTCTACAAACTCTGGTGAGATCTGTGTCTTTGTGTGTGCAATGTCACCACAGTGCACAATGTAATCTACCTCTTCGTTACGCAGCGTCTCATACAACTGCTCGAATACGATTCGATATTCATAATGATATTTTAGATTTTTAATATGAGTGTCGGCGATATGCGCGATTTTCATGTAGTCTCCTTGCCCTAAATGGACATAACCATTTCTTCAAGATGCGTGTCAGCATCTACAAAAATGGCCTTTTCTTTACGACGTGTAAATTCCTCTTTCGTCAAAGACCCCACGTCCTCACAATCTCTGACGTCGATTTTGTACAACTCGATATCAAATTGTAACATTGTTTTGATTATTTTTTTGGCTTTTTTCTCTGCGTCCGCATCCAGAGCGATGTACACTGGAGTATCATTCTCTACAATTCTCTTTATAAGTTTTGAGTCTTTTCGTAAGCTTGAGCCTAGAATCGGTACTGCGTTTCCGGCCACTATAGCATCAAAGACGCCCTCAACAATCACCAAGTCGCTATCCCAATCAATAAACAACTCATTGAAACAGATATCTCTCGATGCTGCTGGGTTCATGTATTTTTTAAAACTGTCTCGGTATGTCCGTGCTACAAAGTAATTTAACTCTCCTGACATGTTATAGCTTGGTACAACAATCCTATCTGCGTAGTCGCCTACTGACGTGTATCCTATTTTCCAACGTAAGATATCGTTTTTTGTAATTCCGCGAGATCGGAGATATGCACGTGCAGGCTTTGCGGACAAAGCCGAAGATATACCAGTAAGAGTTTTAAACCCTTCAGGCATATCCAAAATCTGTTCTGGCTCGGGAGGCTCTTCTTCAAACAACGAATCAAATGCATCTAGGTTGACCTTGCCTGCAACAGCATCCCACTGTTGTAGCAAAGAAAAGTCACCAAAGCGTCTGATGATTCGGCGGCACGATCTACCACGGGCATCACAAATCCAGCATTTGTACACATCACGCTCAATATTAACTGATAACTTGCGCTTGTGATGCTTGCAATACGGACAAAAAAACAAATGTTCTGAGCCGGACTTGTACGAACGACCCAAGACCTTTGTTACGATCTTGTACTTTTCATGTTCGTGCATTACTGCTCTTCAGGAATTTCGATTAGGATTACCTTTTCAATATCTTGATCATCGTGCATTTCTTGATCAATATACTCAACCTGTGACGGTGCTTCATAAGAAGATTGCATAAAATAAGTGATACCTAGGCCCAGCAAAAAGCCAGCTGTGATGTACTTAAGTGACTCCATAAGTCCTCCTGTATAACCAATATATCATTTGTAATGTGTGCTGTCAAGCACTTTTTTTTATTGACGGCCAATTTTAAACATCTGGTCTCTGATGAATTCATGAAACTGATCATCTCCATCAACACCAAGGTTCTGATAAATTTCTGGTCTTCCGTCAGGGTTTTCTTTCACGTAGGCCTGAAGCTCTTTCAGGCGCCCCTCGACCGCATTGGCGTAAACTTCATGAGCAATTGACCACTCGGGTGGCAAGACAGCAAAGTCTCCCTCGATTTTAAATACTTGCTCGCCCACGCCGCTCGCCCATTTACCCGTATCGCCAAAGATCATATTTTTTAAGTACAATAATTCTTGCGGGCTCCTTTGAAGACGGGCCTCCATCATTTCACGATACTTTTGAGCGGTCATTAAAGACATAGGTAATACAGTATCGGGTGACATTTGCTGTGTTGGGATATACGAAAAGCCTAAAGTTTTTAAGTCACCATCAACTATTGTGTAGGTTGTGCCCGAGACTGGGGCCGGGGCTCTCCGAAGATTGCTGATGTCTTTCCAGGCTTTATTAATAGAATCGCTATTGCTCAAATCTGAGTATCCAGGGGGCCTTGCTGCCCTGTGATAAGAGTAATCCCCTGGCTTTGGTGCGTCTGCTTGTGCGGATGCAACAGTTTTTTGATTCTGATAGTCGGCAAACTTTTCGCCTGTAATTGCTCCTGTGAGCAAGCCTGTTGCTACCGCGAGTGGCAATCCATATTTTTTAGCTAGTGACTTTGCTCTATCTGCAAGGCTCTCATTCAGGCTGCGAGCGCCCAAGATAGCATCAATTTCTTTAGAAAAAATTAATTTAAGAACTTCATCGGATATTTCTTTAGCAGGAGAGGCATCTTCACTAAGAAAGCTACGCCACTCATTCATCATTTGTTTGTTCATTTGTCGTTCTCTCCTGCACTAAATAGTGTCCTGCTTTTGCAATTATTATAGAATCTGCACGATCATAGAACTGCGGCTTTGGATTTCCGTGCTTGGTATATTCTACTTTGAGCCACTCTTGTTGTTCAACGTGCTTCAGTACCACCTCTTTTGCTTTTGTTCCACGGGGTATTTTGATTCCGGCTAATTTACGAGCGCTTGTAGCTGCGACATACTCAGGTTCTATTTCGAAGGTGTCGAAACACAGCCAGGACACGATTCCATTGAATCTTGAAAGAGAGGAAAGAGTCTTAGCAGATGAGAATCCGCTTCTGAATGACTGGAGGCTTTGCTCGATGAATATATGTTCAATGATGTCATTAGTAGAGCCGAAATGATCAAGACCATGCGAGTCATATAAATCAAGTATTTTTTCTTTAACATAGTTTGCCTTTTGAAAGATGTTTTTAAACTTGCGTGTATCCCACGCTTCATTATGGATTATGTGGCCACACTTGTCAACTACAGTGACACCGGTGATACTGGTTGAAACATCTAGCCCTAATATCATTTGTCTCTACCATAATCATCTTCAAGCCTAACTGGTTTATCTGATAGATGATTACCTATCTCTACTATCTGCGAATCTTCCAATGCAGTCAGCCGGTAAGGACAATGAGATTGTACGTTCAAAGTCATTCCAGGCTCAAGCACCTCTTCTTGCCATGGGTGACCTATCGGGTCATCTAAGGTGTGCTCGCTGCCAAATTTAGCGTGGACTTTTCCTGTTAGCACAATTAACGATTCGCACTTCTGTGGATTATACTTTAGACTGGTGCGACTGTCTTTTGTGAGTTTCAATAGTTTACCATGGCCGGCAGTAAAGCTTGCCCACACCATCTCGTGGCCCCACGGTTTATCTTCTTTTTTCCACTTGGTAACCCAAGCAGTTTTCGAATGTTTGTGCATTTTTGCAGACATGTTTTCTCCTAGAAGTCTAACTTCAATTTAAAAGTATAATCTAGATCTTCTAATTTTTTCACAGGATTTGCTAAAGTAGCAATAGCAATAAGATTGTTATCATCATCATATAGGCCAATTTTAGTGATAAAAGTTTGCTTTTGATAACTTCCTGTTGGATCTGCATAACTAGAGGTCATTGTGTTTTTTGCTTCTATTGTGTCGATTTCTCTATAAATACGAGAACCAGTAACAGGGGTCAGTTTTCTTCTTTGACCAGAGCGAACAAACGTTGGGTTGTTAGAGTAATTTAGTTCCCCTTTTGGTGCATGAGCTAGCATTGTCATAACCGGAACATAGTTAGTTCCCCTGTAATCGATTTGATAACTTAGATATTCCATCGAACCGCTTGTTGTGGTGTATCCATCACCCGGCATTGTGGTGCCCCAATACTTCCACGCTGATGTCTGAAGATCGGATGGGTCATTGATATAATCTCTTTTTACAGTTTGCTCAAGGGCCCAACTACCAGTCAG